TTTGTTACAGGTAAATTTAACAATAAAAAAGCCATACGTATAAAAACGCCAAGCGCTGACGTGTATGTAAGAGGTACGGATTTTACAATAACGACCACTCCTGAAACTGGCAGTTCTCTTGTCATACTTTTACCCGATGAAAACGGCAATCCTAGTGGGGAGATAGTGGTTGAAACGGCTATGGGACAAGTTATATTAAACCAAGCATATCAAGCGACTACCGCGATGACTTACAATCAAGCACCATCTAAACCTGTAATCTTAGATATATCTCTTGAGTTTATTGATAACATGTTAATAGTAAATCCTCCAGATGAACGTCAAGATTTTTCTGAGGAACAACAACAGGTTGGTACAGCGGATTATTTAGACTTTGCAGACCTAGATATAGATTTCTTAGCAGAAGATTTTTTAGATAATGAAGCAGACTTAGAATTTACAGAATTAGATATAAACTACCTTGACGTAAATTTTCTTGAGGATTTGTTAAATATTATTGACGCTCTTGCTGTTGATGACGAGGAAGATCAACTCAGTAAGCTTGCTACTGGTATTACAATAGCTGGTACAGATATAGGTCAAGATAAAGACACTCAGATTACAACAATAATTACAGGCCAAATGATTAGTATTAGAAGATCAGTAGGAGATACTTTTAGACTAGATTTAGACGGATCTAGCGCTTATACCTTGGTTCTTTTTCAAAATGGCGTAGAGAACGTAGTTAAAGTAAATGGTGGCTCGTCTAATACAATTACCATCAAACAGGGTAGCTGATGAAAAGGTTAATCTTACCAATCCTTTTTGCAATTTTAATAGCGCCCCTCGCTTTGCAATTTACGCCGCTTGAAATACTAAAACTAAAAACTTTTGATACATTTGTTTCTCAACAAGAACCTACAGGTAATTTTGTAATTCTTGATATTAACGAAGAAGATATAGAAAAAGAAGGGGGTTGGCCTTTACCGCGTGAAAGATTGGCTGAGATACAAATAGAACTTTTAGAGGCTGGCAGCTTTGGACAAGCCTGGGCGTTTACGTTTCCGCAACCAGATAGATTGGGTGGAGACGAAGCGTTTGCTCAGGCTTTGAGCTACGGTCCTTCTGTATTGGCGATGTTTGAAAACGATAACAAAAGTTATCCTCCAACGGTAGGTACAGTTGTTTTGGGCGAAGATACAGGTGGGGGCTTTCAAGCCAGAGGCGTGATACAAAATATTGACATACTCAAAAATTACGCATCTCAAGGCGTGGCATCAGCACCAACGGATGTAGATGGTTTAGTAAGACAAATACCATTACTGCTACGAACTCCTGATGGATTTGCTCCAAGCTTTGCTATAGAGATACTCAAACAGCTTACAGGTCAGGACACCTACATTATAAATATGACTGATGGTGAAATACGTATACCATCACTCCCACCTATATCAGTAGATCCGTTGATGCGTAAATGGGTAAGCTACGTAGATACTCCTATTATTAATTTGAGTGATATTAGATTAGCTCAAGATAAGTATGTAATTATTGGTACAAGCGGAGGCGGAATACTACCACAAGTGCCTACAGCCAACGGTCTGATGAATCCACATCACTTACAAGCGGCTTTAGCTGAATCAATTTTATTGACAAATTCTCCTAAAATACCCGAATGGCACCTAGCAGCAGAGCTTTTAATATTCATAACATTTATTTTACTGGCTTGGTACTTGACTCAAAAACTTAGTATGACTGTAGGTTTGATAGGTCTATCTGCAAGTTTAGTTGTAGTTGTTATTAGCGGAATATACACCATAAAAAATGGCGTTTTAATTGACGTGACTTGGACACTTATCAGTCAATTTATTGTTGGTAGCGTTTCTTATTATTTAAAGTTCAGAGAACAATACAAGTTAAGGCAGCAGATTAAGAAACAATTTGAACACTATTTAGATCCTAGACAAGTGAAGGCTTTGCAATCTGATCCCAGTTTACTTAAGTTAGGCGGAGAAAAGAAAAGATGTACCTTTCTATTTACTGACGTACGCGGTTTCACTGCGATGAGTGAGCATATGGATCCCGAACAAGTGACTCAAATTATGAATCAAGCTCTCACTATCCAATCAGACGCAGTTAAAAAGTACGAGGGTATGGTAGATAAATATATAGGCGATGCAATGATGGCTATATTTAACGCTCCTATAGATTTAGAAAATCACGAACAAGCAGCCGTAGAGTGTGCAAAAGAAATACAAAAACAATTTGCTGAATCGGATGTAGGTGTATCTATAGGTATCGGTATCAATACAGGAGAAGCAGTTATAGGCAATATGGGTAGCGATACAAGATTTGATTATAGCGCTATAGGAAGTGCTGTAAATATTGCTGCTAGGTGTGAATCTAGCTGTAAGACTGTAGGGAAAGATTTAATAATTGCAGAGGAGACTGCAAAAAATTGTAATTTTGAGCTAAAATCATTACAACCAATAGAAGTTAAGGGTATTAGTGAGCCTTTAAAAATATTTACTTTGGAGGATATATGAAAGCACTACTTAAAAATTTAGTTGGATCAGTAGCCCCGACACTCGGAACAGCTTTAGGCGGACCGATGGGCGGTATGGCTGCAAACATGATTGCAGATGTATTGGGTTGTAAGAATGAACCTAAAGAAATACAAAAAGCTATAGACAACGCCACACCTGAACAAATGCTTGAGCTGAAAAAAGCTGAAACTGAGTTTGAACTTAAAATGAAAGAATTAGAGGTAGATGTATTTAAACTAGAAGTACAAGACACCCAAAACGCTAGAACAACTTTTTCTAAAGATTGGACGGCCAGAATTATCGGTATTGCTGTTATTGGTGGTTTTATGGGTTATATATTTTTAGTCACCATCCAGCCCCCCGAACAGAACTCAGAGGCTTTGATCAATCTGGTTCTCGGATACCTAGGTGGTTTAGCGTCAGCTATTATTAGTTTTTACTTTGGAGCATCCAATACACCAAGCAAAGATGACTAAAATGAACATATCTGAAGAAGGTATATCTTTAATAAAAAACTACGAGGGTTGTAGATTAGAAAGCTACCAAGACTCCGTAGGGGTTTGGACAATAGGCTACGGACACATCAAAGATGTAAAAGAGGGCGATAAGATAAACCAAGACGAGGCAGAAAACCTTCTTAAAGAAGAAATGCCTGAGTACGAAGGCTATATAAATAGTATGGTCGAAGTGCCACTTGATCAGTGTCAGTTTGATGCTTTGGTTTGTTGGGTGTATAACTTAGGACCAACCAATCTAAAAGAGTCTACTTTGCTACGTATCCTCAACGAAGGAGATTACGGTGGTGTGCCAGAACAAATAAAAAGATGGAATAAAGCAGGTGGCGAGGTTTTAGCAGGTTTAGTCAAAAGAAGAGAAGCAGAGGCAAATTTATTTGAAGGAAAAGAGTGGGAGAAAGTTTAAATGCCATATTCAAAAGTACAATTTAAACCAGGCATCTACAGAGAAGGAACAGCTTATAGTGCCGAGGGGGGTTGGTTTGATTGTAATCTAATTAGATTTAGAGAAGGCAGAGTAGAAAAGTTTGGCGGTTGGCAAAAACTAACCGACAGTACATACCTAGGAACTGCAAGGGCTTTGCATAATTGGATATCTTTAGGTGGTAATAAATATCTTGGTATAGGAACACATTTAAAGTATTACATTAAAGACGGTACAGCCTTTGCTGACGTCACTCCAATTCGTAAAACAACAACAAACGCAGCTACTTTCGCCGCTACTGACGGTTCATCTACTGTAACGGTTACTGATGCCAGTCATGGCGCTGTAAACGGTGATTTTGTTACATTTTCTGATGCTGTATCTTTGGGTGGTTTAGTTACAGCTACTGTTCTAAATCAAGAGTACCAAATAGACTTGGTAACAGGTACCAACACTTATACTATAACGGCTAAAGATACATCTGGTTCTACGGTAACAGCTAACGCAAGTGATTCTGGAAACGGCGGTTCTGCTACAGATGCCGTCTACCAGATTAATACAGGTTTGGATGTATACGTACAATCAACGGGTTACGGTGTAGGTACTTGGGGAGCAAGTGGTTGGGGTTCTGCAACTTCATTAGGTGGTAACAATCAGCTAAGACTCTGGACACATGATAACTTTGGTGAAAATCTTATTATAAATACAAGAGGTGGCGGTATTTATCGTTGGTTTGAAAACAACGGGACAGGTACAAGAGCAGTTCAATTGTCTGATATTACAGGAGCTAACCTTGTTCCAACGGTAGGATTACAAGTTATAACCTCAGAAGTTGACAGACATCTTATTGTCTTAGGCGCAGACCCAATTTCAGGTAGTGCTAGAACTGGTTCTATAGACCCGATGTTAGTTGCTTTTTCTGATCAAGAAAACGAATTGGATTTTGAACCGCAAATTACCAATACGGCTGGATCGGTAAGATTGTCTTCTGGCTCTAGTATCGTAGGTGGCGTCAAGTCTAGACAAGAAGTTGTAATCTTTACAGATACTTCTGTATATTCTATGCAGTTTGTAGGCGCACCTTTAACTTTTGCTTTGAATCTTATAAATGAAGCTTCAGGACTTATTGCACCTAAAGCAGCTATCACTTCTTCAGGCGGCGTATTCTTTATGGGATATGGTAATTTCTATTTATATAACGGTACGGTGCAGGAACTGCCTTGTAGCGTTCATAATTATGTGTTTGGCGATATCAATACAGGTCAGGCTTATAAAATACAGGCATTTACCAACAGCGAACATAATGAAGTAGGATGGTTCTACCCTTCTTCATCAAGCGACGAAATAGACAGATATGTTATATACAACACTCAACAACAAGTTTGGTACTACGGTCAATTAACTAGAACTGTTTGGCTGGATTCAGGTGTTGAATCTTTTCCGCAAGCCACTAATGGCGGTTATTTATATCAACAAGAAATTGGCTTTGATGCAGATGGAAGTGCGATGACTAATGTGTATGTGGAATCAGGTGACTTTGATATCGGCGACGGCGATAGGTTTACTCAAATTTCTTCAATAATACCTGATATTAAATTTATACAAGATGCTAATTCAGGATCAGTAAATGTAGTTACAAAAGTTAGGAATTATCCTGGTGACTCTCTTACAACTGAAGCAACTTCCGAAGTATCATCTTCTACTCAAAAAGTAAACCTCAGAGCCAGAGGTAGACAAGCAGTTGTACGATTTGAATCTAACGACGACGCTACCGATGATGGTAATCTATCTATAGGTTGGCGTTTAGGTGAAACAAGAATGGATGTGAAAACAGATGGTAGAAGATGAGCAAATTATTAGAAACCAGACTCCCAACAGAGTTACAACCATCTGCTAGTAGGGAAAACTTTAACAGGCTTGTTCGTATCCTTGAATTAAACCTTGGCACGTTTGATCCTGATTCTACGCCTCAATTTAACGATACGCAGTTAGGTTCTTTAAAATTTAACGAAGGTGATGTAGTATGGAACACATCTATTGGAGTTTTACAGGTTTATACTGGAAACAAATGGATACAGCTTC